TTTGCAAAGATTGCATGTCTAATTCAACTCTCAAAATATCTCCTTTTTGCTGTTTATTTGACATTAACTATATACGTAGAAGTTACCATTATCAGTATTGATAAACATAGCTCCAGCAGTATTTATTGAACCACTGCTACCAGTACTTGCTCTTTCAATAAGAGCCATTCTTCCTGTGTAACCTGTAGTATCATTATCATGACTTGCCTGTACTCTACCTGTCCATTCTTTAGCGCTTTCATCCCAGTTAATAAATACATTAGTTCTACTACCACGCTCTACTTCTACACCAGCATCTTCTGTAGGTGTAGATGCAGCATTATTGTTTAATACAATAATATTGTCATTGACTGTAACTGTTTCAGTATTAACTGTAGTTGAAGTTCCGCTTACTGTTAAGTTTCCACTTATAACAACATTATTACTAAAGCTTTTATTACCAGCTATAGTTTGAGTGCCACTTGTTTTAACAACAGTAGAATCAAGAGAAATTGTAACATCTGACCCTGAGTGAGCTAAACTAACACCACCACTACCATATAGTTCTAAATTGCTTGTTGTACCTAAAGTAGAGTTAGCAGTACCATCTCCATTTGTATCAAACTTAATAGTTCTAAAAGTATTAGTATTACTATCAGTCCAAGGAACATTAACTACTGCTTGTCCATCAGAGTTTGTTTGAATAGCATATGTTCTACTAGCAGTTGCTGATACTGAATTAGCTGCTACACTTTGTTGTGTATTACTTCCTAATTCAATACCACCTCTTACAGTTGCTGTTGCAGCAGGTAATGAATAATTGTTTGCTGATGAACTAATTACACCTGTTGATGAATCATAAGAGATTACTCCAGTACCTGAAATTTTACCTCTAACATCAGCAGTACTCAATTGTGTATTAGTATCAGTAGCAGAAATTGTTACAACACCGCCAGATTCAACTAGCTCAACATTAGTACCTGCTTCTAATTCTAATACCTCAGTAGCTCCTAGTGTTGATGTAGTTCCACCAGAGTTAGTAGACTTAACTGTTCTAAATGAATTAGCAACTGTAGTGTCACTCCAAGGTACGTTTACTACAGCTTTTCCATTAGAGTCTAATTGTATCCCATATGTTCTACTAGCAGTAGTACTTACACTATTAGCAGCAACAGACTGGTCTGTATCGCTAAATAACTTAATACCACCTCTAGCGCTAGTACTAGCTTCTTGAATATTACTATTTTTATAATTACTATCATCACTGGTAGTAATTACTCGTTTCCAACTTGCCATCAGATGACCTCCTTATGTTTAATTAACTTTTCCATCTTACCTTGAAGCTTTAGTTTTACTTGTAGGGCCAGCTCCAAGAATTTACCTTGATGGACGCCTTCGTCAATCAAACGTAACATGAACCCTACTTCTTTTACATCTAAACCAAGATTAGGCTCTTGTTCTTTTACTGCCTCATCTTGTTTGATTAAATCTTGTTTTCTAATTAGACCCGACATAAAATTCTCCGTCTTTATAATATATTCCACCTTCTACAGCTGTTGGTATTCCAGCTTGTTCTTTTAGCTTTAAAACACCATTATAATCAATAGAAAATTTAATATCATTATCATTAGAAAATTGAGCTAAATTTCCAGAAGTTAGTGCGCTACTAACACTAGCTAAATCAGTTGATTCAAACTCAAATCTTCCATCATTATCAGCATCTGTACCACCTATACCAGCTAAGTCTAGTACTTCTACATCAGCTGTGCCATTGTCATAATATAGCTTATTATCGCTTTTTCTAAATATCAAGCTTGTGTATGCTGTTGATATTACATTATCTGTTAAAAAACCTGCCATAATCCCTCCTATGCTGGTGTAAATGTTGCGTCAATTATACTTACAGGCGTGTAAACACTAGTAGATGTACCTACGGGTTCAAATACTACATTCAATGGGTCTACAGAAGAAAACAAATCTTCTTCTGATAAAGAATGAAAGTAAGAATCGGTTACTTGCTTAAATAATAAATTAGTAAACTCTGATAATTTAAACGAACCAAAGTTTAATCCAGTATATCCTTCAGGCATTAAAAATCCACCGGGTTAATATTAATAGGTTGTCCATTCCGTGCTTGGTAGGCAAATCTTTTACCTAACTTTACACCTTTTTCAAATTTTTGATTATAGTATTGAGCAATATCTAATTGACCTTTCTTTTCGTGACCAAGCTGTATAGCTTTATCAACAAGGTACTCATGAAATTGTTCTGGAATATCGCTTCTCTGTGTAAGAAAGTCTGTATCTACAGTATAAGAGCCAGCACTGCCTTTTACACCTGCATTTAAGTATCGTCCACCTACAACTGCTCTATCTTCTACACTTTGACCTTCAAATTTAAAGTGGTCAGCTTTTTTATAATAAAATATATGTACATCTTTTGTACTATCTGATAATGATGTAAACCTATCCTCTTCTGCGTTTTTAGATGAGTCATAATAAGCAAGCCATATAGCTCCTCTTTCAGTCCACCATACGTATTCTGTAATAACTGTACTCATTACTTATATACTCCCATTCTTCCACCTTCACTTATCTGATTTCTAAAATAATCCTTATCTATTCTTGGATTTATACCGGGATTCTTTTTTATTTGTGCATCGTATCCTACAGGTATACCAAATAAACCTCTAGCTCCATGTTGAAATTTTACTACATTAAAAGGGTCTACTGCATGTGACAAAGCATCACCATCTTCTACTGAATGCCCAGCTCTAGTTCCCCTAACAAACTGGTCTACCACACCTATATCATCTTGTTCTACAAAATTACTATAACTATATTTATTAGGATTGTCTCTATCTTCAACAAGGCTTCTAGCTCTAAAAACATCCTGAATCGTAGAATCATTTACTTCATTTTGATATCTTTCACTAAAATGATGAACCATTGAACCACTCGCATTAGCACCTTTATGAACTCTTTCTCCTTGAAAATCTTTAATAGTCAAATTAGGATTATCATTATGTACTTGATTGTAATAATCCATAGCTCTTTTGTGTCTTCTATATCCACCAAGGTAAGGCATTTTATCTAAAACTGCACCTAATAAGCTTGGCTTATAGTTATAATTCTTTGCGTATTCTAAACCTTGCACTATGTTAAATCCCTTTTAAGTGGGCGTCCAGCGAGTCGCTTTATATTTTTCCCATCGTAATCAACTGAGCGTATCTCTAATATATGGTCAGCAAGTTTATATCCTCGCTGGTTCGCCACAACATCAAATTTATCAGCAGACTCTAATATCTTTGTTCTTGCTGAAAACTCATCTTGAGCTCTGTTTAAAAGCTTCATAGCTTCAACAGTTCCTATATCAGGATGCTGTTGATTAATAATTTCTACCATTTCTTTTAGCTTCATTCTTGCTCCCTTGTCATTCCTTCAAATTGAAACATCAAGTCATATTCTTGAGCTATAATTTGTCTTTGGCTTTGCAACCATTTATAATCTAATGCAAATTGCTGTTGTTCTGCTGTCATTGCAGAAGACTTAGCGCCTGCTAATTCTACATCTTCATCATCTTCTATGTACCATCTAACTTTTTCCCAACCTTGAGATGTTTCAGAAGGATTACTATGACCAGCATCATAACTATCACTTTTTGTAGCTAACGTATCTCTCATGTCCATAAGTTTTTTATCACATAACTTTTTAGCAGCATACAATATTACTGCTCTATACCATTCAGCAGGAAAAGACGCTATGGCTGCAGTAGTTTCACCTGCATTAGTTACAGCACCATATTTTACAACATTAGCTGATGCTGTTGTACCACTACCAAAAGCTGTTTCAGTTGGCATTGCAGCATTAGATGCAACACTAGCTAAATTATCTGAAAAACTAGTGTAGTCATTATTGCTGATAGTCGTAACAAGCTTAAAAGTATTTAATGCTGGTGATGCAGTTCCAGTATTAGTGCTTCTATATATCTTTCTACTTGATATGTTTAACAAGTTTTCTCTAGGTACGTTGTAGATATTAATGCTAGTAGCTGTACCACTTTCTGTTAAGCTTTTAACAGTTGATGGCCCAGTTTCTTTATTATTTTCGTCTACATATGTAAATCTGTAATGATACGTTGCCATTATAAACCTGTACTTATCGTACTATCACCTTTTATTGCTTTAGAAATCTTACCTGATGTAGAGCTCTTTTGACCAGTTTGTGATACTAATTGTTTATTCTGATTTGTAGAGCTTTGACCATCTTGTTCTAATATTACACCGTCAACGGTCTCATCTGATGGAGCTTGAAAGTATGTATCTCCACCCGGTATTACATGAAGAGTCTGATTCATTGTGTAATACACAGGTGCAGTGCTATGGGCATAGTAAATACTATCTGTATCCCAAGCATTAAATCTTTGTTCTGCTTCTATTTCTTTTGCTGTAAAACCTGCTAGGTTAACATCAAGTACCTTAGCCGTAGTAGACAGAGATAACCCTGATGTAGGTACTGCAGTTTCTTCAGAAAATTGTTTTAAAAGCTCAGGCTTAACAGCAGCTATCCTAGATATAACATCTCTAACGCCATCGTTATAAAATTGCTCTAACTCATTAGAATAGCTTGATATTGGCCCAGCTAAAAACTTTACTTGGTCATCAAATGATTTATCAGCCATTATTTAGATTTCTTAGCTTTTGACTTTGTTGCTTTCTTTTTACGAGTATCAGGCTTTGTGCCTTCCCACTCTTTACCGGGTACTGTACTAGTAACTAAGTTACTATTTACTTTTATTTTTGGATTATTCATTTACTACTCCTATTCGTAATACACAACTGCTTTACCAGCAGATAAAGTAACTTTTAAACTAGTTTCAAAAGGAACTGGTTTTTCATACCAAACTGCATTTTTAGCCGCAAAAGCTATGTTAGCAGTATTGTCTTTTATTTCTCCTACTCCTGTTGAACTGCAAGAATATCCCCATAGTAATCCGGGAGCGTTTTTTGCAGTTACTGAAGAAGTTCCAGTAATTTCTTTTGATTTTACTTTCTGTGCGCTAGAAGTTCCGTAAAATGTTTTTTCTATTGCCATTTTAAATTCCTTATTTACGACATGGGGGGCAAAAGCCCCCCAGTCAGTTTAGTTAAGAGGGGTCAGCCCCTATACCAGATATGCTAAAACCAATCCCAGAATTGCTTCCATCACACCAAATTTCAGTTGCTTCATCGATAGCAGAAGTGCCATCAACAGCTGTGTACAGAATACGTACATATTCTGCTTTCTTTGGAATAATAAAAGCCTCAAGAGTATCGTCAGCCATTGCACCAGAAGAAGCATCTCCCTCTGTTGCTTTAGCGTCAATCCAAGTTTGAGAACCTAAGGCTCTACTACTTGGGTCAGCTCCAATACCCCCGATTGAGATAGAAGCAGAGTCCATAGTGTATTGCAATTTTGCAGTTACACCAGTTGATTCATCTGCCTTGGCAAATACCATACCTTTACCTTTAATGGCTAAAGAACTTCCAGCAGTATCAACATTGCTACCAGAAGCAGCTGCTACTGATACTGTTTCAGAAGCTTTTATATAACCATCTGATTTACTATATGCAAATGCCATAACCTACCCCCTTATGAGAATTTAAGTACAGCGTGAGTTTCAGGAAGTTGAATTTCTAAACCAGCTTCGGTTAGAATCATATCTTTTCTTCCATCAACATTATTATTCTGCACATTGGTTATGATATGTGTATCTCTTGAAACACCGTTACCAGCAAGTGGACGATAAGCTACATTAGCCATGTCTACTGCTACACAGTAGTTTTCCCAAGGCCCACGAAGTAGTGGGTCAGCGATAAAATGGAGATTACCAAAGATGGTATTTACCATTGTTACCTGATGTCCAAAAGAACCTTTAATGTTCTGAACATCTAAGCTGTATTGAGAAGAACCAATACTGTTATTCAAGAAAGAACCAGAGCCTAACTTGTTCAAGTAAGAAATAACCTTACGAGAAGCAAGTACAAGCTTGTTTCCAGAGTTACCAGACTCAGGTGCAAAGAAATCCTCCATTGCATCTAAGAAAGCATCATAACCAGAGCTAGCATAGCTCATGTTATAGATTTTACCATACTGCTCAGTATAAGGTATAATACCCCAAGAGCGTCTAGCAGGAGCACCTGAACCTTCAACACCGTTAGATACGGAGTGAGCAGAACCTACACCAAACAACATTGCTTGTTCTAAGTCCATTTTATGCTCAATAAGCTTACCTTGCCATACTCTTTTATACTCATCAGCTTTACCTCTGTAACGAGTAGCCATAGCTGTACCAGAGAACATTGGGCATGCAGTTTTAAAAATCTGAACATATCCTTCTCTGTCGTATAGCTCATCACGCCATCCGTCAGGGTCTGTGCCACCTTCAGCGTAAGCTGAACCAATGACAGCACCTTTTGCATCATCAGCAAATGCAGCATCACCAGCAAATTCAGCTTTTAGCTTTACATCTACTGTGCCAGCACCAGATGTAACAGAAGGAGTAGCATCTACTCTAAATCTCCTTACTGTACCTGATGTATCTTCAATTGCCAATATTTGACCTTTTACAATAAACTCAGGAGCATACTCAGAAGATTGAATGTTACCATGCTTATCATAGTTAACATATATCTTTACTAAGTCGTCACCACTATCGTTTATATAATCACCACTTGCGTAAGTAGCGTTTGCCACTGCTTCACCTAAATTAAAGTTTCTACGTTGCCACTGGTGTCTTTCTTCAAGAAATTTGAATACAGGGTCATCAGTTGGCTTTTTAGCAACTTTAGATAAATAGACGAAGAATGGGCTTTGAGCGGGAGCTAATTCAGCTACCCTTTCACCGAAGTTGAATAGTCGGCGATTACTATTAATTGACAGTCCTTGTGGCGCTTGGCCTGCGGCTGTGCTATTAACGTCTGCACTCATTTGTAACCTCTTTCGTTATTTATGACCTCTAATCCTACCCTTATAGTCCTAAGTCCAAGGGTTTTTAGAATTATAGTCCGTTATTATGTCATCAATTATTGAATCTTCTGGAGTCTGCCTTGTGGCTTCATTAGAAGAGTTCAATACACCCATAGGAGATGGAATACTCTGTGCATTCTTTGTTTGCTGAAACTCAGGGCTCGGTTGAGGTACCTCAGGTTTAGCTTGTGGATTCACATTGTAAGTTCCATTTTCCATTTGATATAATTTCCAAAGATTATCAAGGGATACTGAAGACGGGTCAGACATCTTCTCAATAAAATCAGATACGACATTTTCGTCAGTTACGTTAAAATTACTAGCAATATGGTTTCTAACATCTTGCATAGCTTTTTGACGCTCTTGTTGAGCTTGTACTTCAGCTTGCCTTTTGTTTTCAGCCTCTTGCATTTTTTCACGCTCTGCTTGTAACATAGCTCCTTGGTATTCTACATATAAACGATTATACTCGTCCATATCGTCTCTCCAAGCTTCCATGTCATCAAGATATCTTGCTGATTCTGAGTTTGGGTCTTCATTCGCTTCTACCCTACTAAAACCTCTGGGTTTTTGTGGTTTATCAGGCGCACTTGGAAACTCATCAACTTCTTCTACTGGTTCTGCCTGTGCTTGTTGAGGTACTTGCTGATTCTGATATTGACCAATCAATTGATTTTTCAATTCTTCATTTTGCTTTTGCATCTCAGTAAGCGTATTTTTCATCTTATCAGCTTCTGACT